GGGGGTAGCCAGTATCAAACAACTAAGTGTGTCAACCGATATGCCCTCTGAGAAAATTGCCTGCGTTCCGTAAAGAACATTCTTATCTCCATATAGAATTTCGTCTACAAGCTTTTCTCTGTCTTCGTGTGCTACTTCTCCAGTAACGCACACTGACTTATCCCCTGTTAGTATAGAACATGCTTTTAAAAAACTAACTCTGTCACTTACTACTAGAACTTTATGCCCTTTTGCGGCGTAGGCCGCAGCAAGCATTGCTACAGTATGTCTATACTCTTCATCATTAGCTAACTTAGTTACTCTGTTAGCCCAAGGGGTTTTTGCACCATCCATGAAACGAATCTCAGATGCTACAAGATGTACTGTAGGGGTCATATAGTTTTCTTTTGGCGGCTTAAAAAGAGTATTACCAAAGTAATCTCTGAACACAACGTGTTTGCCATCCTTTCTTTCTATAGTTCCCGATAATCCTATCTTATATCTACAGTAGTTTGTATCTAGTATTTTGCTAAAGGTGGGACTACTAACATGGTGCATCTCGTCTAGTATGACTGTCCCAAACTCTTTACGAATCTTGTCTACGTTTCGGTAAAGAGTCTGAGTATTGCCAATCACAATAGGAGCATCAAGTTCGAATCTCCCACTACCTATGATGCCAGGCTGAAATCCGTAGACTTTCTCTACTTCTTTTGCCCACTGATTACGCAATGCGACAGTGTGGGTAACAACAAGTGTCTTCTGTCCAAGCTTACCTGCTATAGCTAAACCTGTAAAAGTCTTTCCCCAACTGACCCATGCGTTAATTATAGAATTGTCTTCGATCTCGTCAAAAACTTTCTTCTGACTCTCTCGTAGCTCAAACTTAAACTCAGGAAAGTCAACAGGCTTATGCACACGCTTATCGATTATCTCATAGTGCTCTGGTATTAAATCCGTGCGTCCTATAGGTAAAGATACTAACCCGTTACGAATTATACCCATGTTTTTAATCACTTGGGGTGGGTCGAGTGGGTTGTGCGTGGGAATAACATATGTAAGCTCTTTATCAATAGCTTCCTGTAGTTCAGCACTACAATCCATATATATCCTGTGACTTATGACTGCTTTCATAGATTTAATTCATTCTTTGCAATGATGTATTGTTTTACAAAATCAGATCGTACAATATCCTCTACTTCAAATTCAATAAACGTAAATCTATCCATACGTTTTAGAACCTTGATAAAGTCTTGCAGTCCATTTTGTTTTAGATCTGCCTGTCGAAAGTCTCCACAAAACATAACTCTACAGTTCTCGCCTATGCGAGTAATAATAGAATCTAGTTCATGAAAAGACATATTTTGACACTCATCAATAAGAATTACTGCATCTCTGAGTGTTATGCCTCTAATAAACGAAGTAGTCATAAAGTGTACTAAACCTTGTTTCTTTAGGATCTCATACGCATCTCCGCGACCAAACAAGTCATTAGATATATCTTTATAGGGTTCTTCGTATACAGCACTCTTTTCTTTCTCAGTACCAGGTAGAAAGCCCATGTCCCTTGTAGGAACAGCACTTCTAATAACTACTAGGTTTTGATACTTACCCTTGGCCATATCATCATAGGCTAGGTACGAGGAAATGAATGTCTTTCCTGTGCCTGCTAATCCGTGGAGTACAAGGTTTTTCTTAGACTCAAATGCTTTGAGTTGGTTTCTGGTTAAGGGTTCAATTTCCTGCAGCTCTAAACTAGCTCCTGCAAGTGTTTGTTTGCGTCTTTTAGCCATATTATACTTTTCTTCTTGTGTCCTTGAGTTTCTTTTCAGAATACTCGTAAAGCATCCAAGGTAAGCCCTTTACATGCAAAATTCCTGCCCAAGTATATCCTGTCTCGGGAGGGCGTGGTACGGTAAAAGGAAAGTTGTATCCCTTTACCCATATCAATGCCGCAGTATCTTTCTTTACTACTTTATTGATCTTTAAATATTTTAAAGGTAACATAAGAGTCTTTTCATAAATGAAAGGGTGTCCTGCATTATCTATAAAATACTTTGTGCGTTGCTTTACTAGTCCAGTACGGTTAGACACCATGCGCTTGAGTATGTGCAAATTCTTATGAGGAGTCTGTACTCTACGAGCGCCTAATGTCTTACCGGACTGATTTTTATCATCTAGTAACTCTCCATCTATGAAGAGTAAACCGTCTGCCATATCCCAGTTTCCTGAGTCTAATAGGAAACATGGGAATGTCAGCTTGGGTAGGTTTTTATACGTTATCACCATACATTTTCTCGAACTTGCCGCCTGAGTAGTCTTGGTGTATGATCTCAAAGTCACAGCCTACAGGAGTGCCAGGAATAGAGAGGCCTCTGTCAAGCTGTACGTACTCTGCGAGCTTAATCATATACTCATCTACTTCTTCGTCTGGTACTTCTGCTAAAATAGAATCATGTACTAAAGCAAAGATACGAGCTTTCTTCTTATTTGCTTTAATCCAAGAGTTCATGTCTATTGCTCCTAGAAGGTTAATATCACTAGCAGCAGACTGCACCAGAAAATTAAGACCAGACCTAACGCTATGACTCTGGATGCCTTTGTCTGTCGATGCGACATTTGGTAATCTCCTCTTTCTTCCGAAGAAGCTGTAAATGAATCCATTTTGCTGGATATATTTTTGATTGTCTTCGATCCACTCTTTTAATTTATGAAACTCTGCAAAGTAGTCGTCAATAACTTCTTGTGCATCTTTCCTACTAAAAGGTTTACCACTGTCTTTTGTTACTTGTTCACTGATTTTGTTAGCACCTGCTCCATACATAATACCAAAGGTTACAGCTTTAGCCGCCTGTCTTTGCATACCGTATAAGCTAGCTACTTCTGAGACTTCGCAAGGTAGCTTAAATACTTTGTGAGCAATAGCACTATGAAAGTTGCCTCCAGACTTAAACACTTCAATAAGTGCTTTGTCTTTTGCTAAGATTGCGGCTACATATACTTCTGCAGTTGTTAAATCCATTGCCACGATCTTGTGTCCTGCCGCTGCTTTAATACACCCTTTTACAATAGGATTGTCGCGAGGGAGCTGTTGCATATTAAGCTTGCCACTAGAGCTGAGCCGCCCACTAGTTGTGCCATGAAGGTTAAACCCCGTGCGTAACCGGCTATCACGGTCCAGCTGTGGTAGGATTTTGTCCAAATAAGTATTTTTAATCTTTGATTTTTGTCGAATAGCAAGGATAAGTCCGGGGACGTCGGATTGTTCCGCAAGCTCTCCAAGAACTTCCGCATCTGTAGAGTTTGCGCCTGTACCTGTCTTCTTTCCAGTAGGATTAAGGCCGATGAAATCAAATAATAAACTACGAAGCTGAACAGTACTGTTAGGATTAAAATCTTTTCCATTAATTTTCTCAAATTTACTAATGGCAGGGTGCTTATAGAGTTCTACGATAGCTTCATCGATCTGCTCTTGCATAAGCAACTGAGACTTTTGAAGTCTTCCGATATCAAAAGGTACGCCATTGTCTTGGATGTCTGTTAAGAAACGACAGCCAGGAATTAATATGTTTTCGTAGACCTTTGCAAGTCTTTTGTTCTGCTTAATTTTAATAAACTTTTCGTAGAGTAGAAATGTAACTGCCGCATCCATACCTGCATATAGCTTCATAATATCAAAAGGAATAGCATCCCATGTAAAGTCTGCTTTCAATATACCATGCTCTTTGCGATACTGAGCCATCCAATCGTACATGCCTTTCTCATAATCACCATAGATTGTATACTTCATAGCTAAAGACTTCAAGCCATGCGTGCCAGGATTCTCATCTATGAGATAGTGCAACAGCATGGTGTCTTCAAAGCGAGGAAACTTAAAGTTAAAGTGGTACTCAAAGAATGCCAAGTCAAACTTAGCGTTATGGAATACTACTATCTTCTTGTCAAACAACTCTTGGAGCAGGCGCTCAGACTCTTCGTCTAGGCACTCTGTATCAATGTATGCTCCACGATCAGCTTCATAAGAGAGGGACAAGCCGAGGATGTGTCCATCACGAGGATAGAGCCCTGTTGTCTCCGAGTCAAGACCTACATATCCCAAAGGGGCATCTATAGCTGCTTGGAAGAAAGCATTTGCTTCGGCAGTATCTTGTATACCCCAAGCATTGTACTCAGTAATTAATGTATCTTGTTTGTTGCCGGTAATGTACTCTACAATGCTTTGCTTAGAGTCATCCCATGTGCGCTGTGCTTCTGGCTTAAATGCAAGCATGGCAGGGTTAATGACAGGCAAGTACTTCTCTTCTACTTTCTTGCCAGAGTATTCGGTGACTGAATTTTCAGAAGTGAAAAACTTAAGTGCGTCACTTCCTACGAGAATGAGCCAGTCATAAGCAGAGGGATCAATTTCGATATCTACATCTCGTCTTAGTACTTTCTTAATGTTTGGGTCGGAGCAAAGCTGATATTGATCAAACTCGAACTCGTCATCAAACTCTTTCTTAAAATTTGTTCTACTTGGTTTAGTTTCTACTAATGCAACTTTAGGCATATAATTTACTCTTTAATGTTTGTACTGATTTTAATGGTAATGCCCCAGGATCTGTGTCCTTAAGACATACGTTTCTTGAGGTCAAGCCTACTCGCTCAACCATTTCTTTTACTATACTTGCTGCAGTCTGTCCTGCATCGTCACCATCAAAGAAGATATCTACACAGTCTACGCCCTGAATGGACAGCATCCTTAGCTTATCTTCATTAATATTCTTTGTTCCGAAACAACATACTGCATTTGTCAAACCCTTATCCTGTAGATTAATCATATCAAATATGCCCTCTACTAGTATAACAGAACCCTGTATTGGCTCTACTATAGGGAACAGAGGCATCTTTGCACCCGCAGGCGAGATCATATACTTAGGCGTACCGCCTGTAGTATGACGACCATTGAATGCTACTATGCGGCCTGATATATCTCGTACTGGAAATACTACTCGTCCTATATGGTCAGGGTCATGGTGTTGGAACGCTTCAAATCTTTTATACGTTTCTGGCTTGATAGTTCGCCAGTTGCCTGTATACGGCATTAAATTTCGAGGAAAAGACAAACCAATACTTTCAGACCGTTTCTCTTTAATATTTTTCTTTAGCAACTCTCTTCTTACTTGTAAATGATTTGCCTTTTCGCCGAAATAAGTAAAAATGTTTCCTTTATGCCCACAGGAGAAGCAACCAAAGATACCTGTAATACGATCAATTCTCATACTAGGGTTTCTGTCTGCGTGCTCTGGATTAAGACAACTTACTAAGCAGTCGCCTCCTTTGGGTATAAAGTAAATATTTCTAGATGTTAATAGTTCTTCTACTGTCATCGGCCAATGTCCTGTACGTTTTCTCTACTAATTACTTGGTAAGCACCTTTATTGTATGCAGGTGCGATTGTATACTTTGAGTCTAGCTTATGTCTAGCAGTGAGTGTTGTGTCTGCTCCTGATACATCTGCGGATTTATACTCTTTAGTTTCTCTACGGTATACACTGGTCTCTACTAGAGGCTGGAACTTAGGTGTGTATCGCTTTGCTTTAGGTAATGCTTTTCTCTTTCTACCTGAGCTAGTGTGTCGTAAACTACCGAATGTAAGTGCCAAATGCTTTTCTCCTTTTAAGTATCCGTATATTATACGCATGAAAAGTTAAAAAGTCAAGAAATATTTTAAAGATCGTGAATATCTTCGCCTGTCTTGTGCGTAGAATCTTCCTTTTCTTTAGGAGTGAGTGCAGACTCAGGGCCAATCTTAAGGGTGTCCCAGTCTACTGTGGATGTGAAGGACTTCATAGAAGCTGATCGCATCTTTACACAGTTCAAAGTGATACAGGCATCTTCATGATCCCACGTTTCTAGTGCATAGGCCGCATCTGCCGCATCAAGGATGCCTTTAGCAAAACGAGCTTCTCCACTTGCATCTGTTTGATAAGGTGTAAATACTGTACAATCATATTCTTGTGCCATAGACTTCAACGCTTTACTTACTTCGATTTGCTCTGTCCAGTCATACTGACCTCCACGAGAAGGCAAGCTCGACCGCTTTACTTGGTTAATATAGTCCACAATGATGATACCAACATTGAGAGGCTTGACTTTTTTGTCAAGCTCTGCACGAATCTTGGAGAGGGTGAGAGAAGGATCGTAGACAACATCAAGCTGTTGAGTCGGGAGAAGCTCTCCAACCTGCAACTTGTCATGAAACTTGTCAAAATCACGGTGTTCTTTATATTCGTTCAAGCGGTCTTGCCCAGAAACAAAACGATTTGCCCACCAAGTAGCAACCTTCTCCCACTCGACTATACTAAGATTCTTAGTACGGAGGCGTGAAAAAGGGACTTCTGTGGCTATGGAACAACATCGTTGAAGGATGGATCGACTATCCATTTCTATAGTGAAATAGATAGCCGATTTACCAGTTTTGATAACACTATTGGCAATGTTAGCACAAATAACAGATTTACCTGCTCCACGTTTACCACCAACCATTACTAGATCTCTGGGAGAGAACTGTATTTCGTGGTCGTATTCCTCATTGAGGCCGAGGGGCACGTACTTAGCTAAATCTTCTTCTGGCTCAAACAAGGGAATACGTTGCATACTCTCTTGTGGATCTTCCAAATCTACCTTCTGCTCAATATCGAGTACAATTTGGTGAAGATGATTGACAGACTCTTGTGCATCCTCGAACGCAACAGAGTTTTCAACATAATCTTCAAGTGAATCCAGAATTTCTTTTTGAGTGTATTCGTTCTTCAAGTACTGGAGAAGCATATCAGGGTCGGCATCGACCTCAACTGCTTCCACTGCGAACAGTTTTTCACGAGTACTTGAATCACGAATCTCAAACTTTAGATCTTCAATCGTTGGCATTTTATGAAAATCGGTAGAGTGTTTATCTATAACCTTATAAAGACTATGATATTCCTCCGGCAGATAATGCCTATGCGTAACACTCCAAGTCTGAAAGTCTCCGAGTGTAAGCACTTGCTTTATCAAAGCACTTGCGATATTCAATGAAATTCTCCCGATTTCAAATCTAAAAAAAGTGAGTAGACCCCGAAGAGCCTACTCTATAAACTAAAAAGGATTAAGCAGAAGCTTTTTCTTTCTTAGCTGCGCCATCATAGTCAGCGGCTGAAAGGCCACGACGAGTTAGCATAGTCTTGACGCCACGAGCAGTTTTGCCAATCGCTTCAGCGATATCTTCAACACCCATGTTACCGATATCAGCCAAGTCAGCTAATGGATCTTCTTTAGAAGCGCCTTTAGTTGTTTCTTGACGTGGGATCGCGTCAATGTCTCCAGAACGTAATAGGCTAAGAGCCTTACCACGAATAGAGTTTACAGAACGTTCTAGTTCAGCAGCGATTGCTTCTACGAAAGCACCGTCTTGTACCATAGATACAAAGGTGACTTCTTCAGCTGGAGAGTACGTGCGTACAGCTTCAACTTTAGGGGCAGGCTTGACGTGACCAGTAAGTTCCATAGAGAGGATCTTGCCTTGAATAGACTTAGCAGAAAAGTGTCCATCTTCAAAATGAGACGCGATTTCAGCATAAGTATAGGTTCCGCTGTTGTCAGAGACAAAAGCAGCAAGAGTAGCTTCTTGACCATCGGTAAAGGCTCGGCTAGTAGCCGCAGAAGCTAGTTCTACATCGTGTCCCATCTTTCGCAATTTGCTTGAGATAGATCGAGTAGAGGTATCAAGTTCAACAGCTGCTTCCGCAACAGTTGCTTGAGAAACGGGGCTTTCGCCACCGACAAAATCAGTTAGAGCGGTAGTACGCTCGTCATTCCACTTAGGTAGTGCCATGTTATTTATTCTCCAATAAATTCTAAAAGGTTAGTTATGATTTGAACGCCAGACTCTCTGGCTTTCTTAGTTTTTGCGGATTCGACACCGCTTTCGTTCACCAGAATTGTGACATTTTTAGTCAAACTTGTTTTGACTACATAACCAAGCTCTTGAAGTTTGCTATGAGCCTCGGTTTTAGATTTGTAACTGGTAAGTTTACCACTAATACAAACAGTCGGACCGTGGGTTATGGTTGTGGTTTTATCAAACTTGAAACTGAAAGGTAACAAAGATACTTGATAAAACTCTTCTTCAATCCACTTTAATAAATTAGCTGTAGATTTCTCTCCTAGCCCTGCTTCTCGGCATGTTTCGTAGTCTATTTCTTCAATATCAATGCAGACTTTGGAAAGCTTTTCCGAGGCAGTTTTGCCAATAAGAGGAATACTAAAAGCAGGTAATAGTATATTCAGTGGTGCTTTTTTTGATCGTTCTAGTTCATCTACTAGCTTTACTGCGAGTACTTCAGAGGCTATTCGATCTGCTATCTCATGCGTAGTTAAAGAGTATAATTCCTCAAGAGAAACTATGTCTAACTTTGCAACTGTAACAGGGCCGAGACCTTTAATCTTTAGAGTCTTAGCAAAGTGTTCGATGAGTTTAAGAACTTTTTCTCCGCAATGCGGATTTTTACAATATAAGAGGTAATTGACTTCGTCTAACACCGAACTACAACTAGGGCAATTCGTTGGGGCTTCGATTTTAGTCATGTTATTTCCTCTGAGATTGAATAAGTATTATACGCAGATTTAAGGTTTCTGTCAAGATTTATTTTTCAATACGTCTTACAATCCTGGGAATGATTTCCCCTGATCGTATCACTTCCACCCTACAACCTATCTCTAGGTTAAGGTCTCGTATGTACTCAATATTGTGCAGAGTAGCTCTCGAAACAGTAGCTCCGCCAATGTCAATAGGATCTAAGATCGCCACTGGACTGACTACGCCACTCTTACCGAGTTGCCACACTACATCAATAAGTGTTGTTGCCACTCCCTGTGCCTGCTCTTTAAGAGCGAATGCACCACGGGGGTGTTTAGAGGTATGTCCTAGTTGCAAATACTTAAGATTATCACGCAGTCGATAGACAAGTCCATCGGTGGGGTAATCTGTAGTATCGAAATGATCAACTGAATTGAAGCCGTGTAACTCTAGTTTCCGCAAGGTACTCCTATAGTCTTGGGCTAATTCAGGTGTCGCGTCATATGCAACAAATACTAAAGGGCGTGTCTGAAACTCTAAGAGTCCATTTTCACCCTTCAATCCGAGTGACCCCGCAGCGAAATTGCGAGAGTTCGGAATACTACTAGGGGCAACAACTTCCCCCGTTATTTGGATTAGACGAGTATCCATAATCTCCGAAGGGACTAAGAATCTCATTTTATCCGTGATATCTCTACCCTGTATACCGTCACCGCGAGTTAAAGCTAACCGTAGGCTTCCGTTTACATATAGCAGAGATACTGCCGCTCCGTCTAACTTAGGAGTAAGTATGCAATCAGCTATATCAAGAGGAGCTTTGTCTATGTCAAAACACTTCTGCAACGAGTACATTTGATAAGTATGCGAAACCGCATCCGTAACAGTGTAACCCACTTTGTTGTAGTTGTGCTTTTCAGCTAGAAGGTCAAACTCTTCATCAGAGATGATAGGATAACCCTCGTAGTACATAGTACTCGCTCTATCTAAAAATGCTTGCATGTATTTCCCCTAAATAAGAAAGTATATTATACGGGATTTAAACAAACTTGTCAAGAACTATTTATAAAGATCCTTAATTAGATCTGAAAAATGTTCTTCTACCATTTCCTTTGACTCTGCTAGCGATAGTATCTCTACTAATCCCATGAACATTTCTCTGGAGTTGGAAAGATCAAGCGGCATTGCTACTCCCTCAGGGGTAGGTTTCCATTCTTCATCAAAGTCCATATAATATTTACGAAGATGCAAATACTCAATACCCCGAAAGGTATTGATAGTTAGTCTTACCTGTATCTCTTTGAGTTCATCATAGTGAATAACACGAGAGTATGCTTCGGGAGCCTGATGCAGTTCCATTATCTGCCCTCATTCTTGAGAATAGAAGATAGTGGCACAACACTAGACACATTGGCAGGTCTGAGTAGTCGATATGAGTCGGTATCCCAACAGAAGAAAAGAAGATTGTCATCCGTTTCTTTTGCCCTATTCTTCTTTTTCTGAATGTAGGGAGTAGAGAAGTCTAAGGTACAAACATTGTACTTCAGTTTTTTAGAGTGCTCGCTACGATAAGTAATAACGGCGTCTCCATATGTGCGCACTAACTGTGCCAGTTCTTGCTTTTTCACTATAGCTCCTTGGTAGTATTTCAGCAATCATTATTGTGAAGTTACTTACTGCAAGGTCATTTCTATAGATACAAAAAGACCCCACTAGACGAATCTAGTGAGGTAGTTTACTTATGCTTCGTTAATTTTTGTAATTATCGCAGTAAAGTATTGTGAGGCTTTACCAGTCAACTTAGAGATAATCTCTTCATCAACGTCTTGGCCTGCGTCGCCTAAAATTGCAATAAGGGCTTCTGCCGCTGCTGCTTTAGAGACACGATTACCACCGCCTCCTCCTGTAGTTGTCCCGCCGCTAGACTTAGCTGCAGGGGTCTTTTTAACATAAACGCCAGCTTTTGTTAAAATCATGCGAACACCATTAGGTGATTCGTCTAGTTCGTCTGCAATACCTTTTACAATCTCCATACTAGTTTCTGGACACGGATCCATTTCTTCGTACATTGATACTGCTTGTGCTTTTTTAGTGTCGTCCCACGCCATGTTGCGCTTCCTTCTGTTAGGGTTTTTGTTTCCTGGGCAGTCGCCCAGAGTTTTAAGTTGTTGTTCGTAGAATCTTTGTCCCATATATTCCTCGATTTCAGAATGGATATTATACGGCAATTTTAACCATGTTGTCAAGAAATATTTTTTATAACCTCTCCAAATTTACTCCATACTTTTCTAAATGTGTTAGCTTACCAAGTTCGTAAGCAGGAGCATACGCTGAAAAGCCTCCAGATTGTACATTAGCGAAATAAGTATCTTCACTC